AGCCGCGATCATTCGACTCCGTAACACGAAACATCCTGAAATATGTACTGTTGAACGGTTTATGAATATTGAGAAAGACCTAACGCGAGCGTTACCGACACCTTACGCCGCCTCAATATTGTACGAATGCTTGCAGAAGACAACGAACGTGGACAGCGTTATCAACATTCAACCACGTGGTGGCAAAGTCCGTTTCTGTGAACCAGTTCGCTTTCAAGCGATTGGTAGCATTGAGAACGGTTATTTAGCAACTGAGGATGGTAAAGAAATTGGGCGGACTGTCGGAGTCTGCATTGTTGATAATCCAGCCGTTGTCCCTAATGAATCATGGAATAATGACATGGCCTCTGTTACCGGCCGTGTGACACGTATCTATAATAACAAAACCCCCCCCCAGCGCTTTAACGCCTGGGCTTGCGAGTTTATTCGTAAGCTCATACCGGTCCCCGGAGTGGGCACACTCTGGAGTCTTGAACAGGTGTTAGAACAAAGACCAAAACCAACACAACGTGTCAAGGATGAGCAGGCGGTTCCCTGGATAACAACCCAAGGTGACTGCCATGTCCAAGCCTTCATGAAGCATGAAGCTATGGCTAAGACAAATGACCCACGGAACATTTCGACGATGCCAGCACAACATAATCTACGACTTGCACAAGCAACATATCCCTTTAAGGACATTTTCAAAGAATGCCACTGGTATATGCCTGGACGAACACCTACTGAAATAGCGTTCCGGGTCTGTATGTTTGTTGCTGCTATGCACATCGTCTGTGGTACAGACTATTCTCGTTGGGATGGTCGTATCAGTTTGTGGATTCGCACCTACTTGGAGCGCGCCGCTTTATTGCGCTGGCTCCCATGTGAATACCGAGCTGAATACGGGCGTCTCGTTGACCAAGATGCTACGAGTAAAGCACGTACCCGCCACGGTGTCCGTTATCAGAACGTTGGCACGCGTTCGAGTGGATCATATTTGACCGAAATGAACTCACTGGAAAACGCCTTTCTTGCCTATTGTGCCAATAGGATGCAAGGCTACAATATTGATGAATCTTGGGAAAGAATCGGGCCCAAATGTGGAGATGATGGTCTAGATGACGGGGCATTGCAAGCCACCCTCGAAGTGATCGCGGAAGCTCTTGGAGTCTCACTTAAATGTGATATCAAACATCAAGGAGATCCAGTGCACTTTCTTGGGCGTGTCTTCCTCGATCCATGGACCACTGATGCAAG